TGGTGCTGGTTTACAAAATGATATACCAGATGATTCTAAAATTAAAAGACGCTGGAAATATGCTGACTTATTTTCAGGCCCACCAGGCACATCACAATATAATACAGACAATGGTAAAGGTGCTGGCGATGAATTACATGTTGTCGTTGCTGATGGTACAGGTGATATAACAGGTTTTGATACAGATACTGCTGGTAATAGAACAAAAGCAGTTATGGAAACATTTGGATTTATGTCTAAAAACTCATCTGCTAAATCACCACAAGGTGATAGTATTTACTATCCAGATGTAATCTTTAGACAATCACAATTTATTTATTGGACAGACCACTTATCTGCTGGTAGTAACTGGGGAACAGATACTACATCAACATATACTGCTGTAGACACAGTAACTATTGATGAACTAACAGGTGGAACAGATGATTTCTCTACAACTGCTGGAGAGATTGAACTTGCATATGATAAATTTAAAAATGCAGACACAGAAGATATTAACTTAGTAATCGGTGGTTCATCAAGTATCGTTGGAGATACTGCCGCTGCTCAAGATACTCATGTAACTATGTTAGTAAATCTTGTAGAAGGTAGAAAAGATTGTGTTGCGTTTGCATCACCATATCGTTCTGCTACAGTAGGAGTTACAACATCTACTCAACAAGCAAAAAATGTTGAGGTTGCAGCTGACTTAATACCAAGTTCATCTTACTTAGTATTGGATAGTGGATACATGTATATGTACGACAAGTACAATGATGTATATAGATTTGTACCACTAAGTGGTTCAGTTGCTGGATTATGTGCAAACACAGACCAAGTTGCTGATGCATGGTTCTCACCTGCTGGATATACTAGAGGTAATATCAGAGGGGCAATTAAATTATCATTTAATCCTGACCAAGCAGATAGAGATGTTTTATATCAATCAAGAGTTAACCCTGTTGTTAATTTCCCAGGCCAAGGCGTGGTCTTGTTTGGTGATAGAACTGCGTTAACTAAACCAAGTGCATTTGATAGAATCAATGTAAGAAGATTGTTCTTAGTATTAGAAAAAGCAATCGCTACTGCTGCTAAGTTTCAACTCTTTGAATTCAATGATGAGTTTACAAGGGCACAATTTAGACAATTAGTTGAACCTTTCCTAAGAGATGTTCAAGGTCGTAGAGGTATTACAGACTTTTCAGTAGTTTGTGATACAACAAACAATACAGGAAGTGTTATTGATAGAAACGAATTTGTCGCAGATATATTTGTCAAACCAAATCGTTCTATTAACTTTATCACATTAAACTTTGTCGCAACTCGTACAGGGGTGGCATTCTCAGAGGTAGGGGGTTAATCATGGCACAAATAGACGACTTTAAGGCAAATTTACTCGGTGGTGGTTATCGTACCAATCAATTTAGAGTAACAATTACACCACCTGCTGGAATTGCAGTAGGACTAGATGTAAGAAGAACTTCTTTTCTATGTACTGCAACTGAATTGCCTGTTATCCAAATAGAACCAATTGTTCTTAAATATAGAGGTAGAAGTATACAAATCGCTGGAGATAGAGATACTACAGGTGATTGGACTACTACTTTTTTCATGGACACAGACTTCATGATTATGAACGCACTACAAAGATGGTCAAATGGTATCAATGATTTTGATACTAATACAGGTGTTAGCTCATTATCAGATTATGCAACAGATTTAACTGCTGAATTAATGGATAGAGATGACACAGTATTAAAAACATATGTCTTTAAAAATGCATGGCCTCACATAGTAGGAAACCCAGGCACTCTTGATGCAGAAGGTGAAAATGCAATTGGTAAATTTACTTGCACATGGAAGTATCAAAACTACTCTATTAGTGGAGTGAACTTCTAAACTAGTCTTTTTTTTCCTTATAAATATAGGAACAATAAAGATTAATTGGAGAATATATTATGGCAGAACTATTTGGTTTCAAGTTCGGAAGAACAACAGATTCCAAAAGTCAAGAAAAATTCACAGTACCACCAGCAGATGACGGCGCAGTTGAAATCGCTGGTGGTGGTTTCTTTGGTCAAGTATTAGATACTGATGGCAGAGAAAGGTCAGAAGTTGACTTGATTCGTAGATATCGTGAAGTATCACAACAACCTGAATGTGATAGTGCGATTGAAGACATTGTGAATGAAGCAATTGTATCAAATGAAAAAGACCAAGCAGTTTCAATAGAACTTGACAGATTGGATTATCCAAAAAGTATTAAAAATAAAATTCGTGCAGAATTTGACCACATATTAACACTTCTAGATTTTGATGTAAAAGGACATGATATTTTTAGAAGATGGTATATTGATGGTAGAATTTTTTATCACAAAGTTATAGATAAAAAAAATCCTAAAAAAGGTATCGTTGAAGTAAGATACATTGACCCTAAAAAAATTAGAAAAGTAAGACAGGTTAACAAAGATAGAAAGCCTGGCACTTCTTTAGATATCGTAAAAGGTGTAGAGGATTACTTCATCTATAATGATAAAGGATTAAACTCTGGACAAATAAGTGAAGGTGTTAAGATTGCTGATGATTCTATTACATATGTAGTATCTGGTTTGATAGACCAAAACAAAGGACATGTGCTTTCACATTTACACAAAGCAATCAAACCTGTTAATCAATTAAGAATGATTGAAGATTCTGTTGTGATATACAGAATATCAAGAGCACCAGAAAGAAGAATATTTTATATTGATGTTGGTAATCTTCCTAAAATAAAAGCAGAACAATATCTAAAAGATGTTATGAATCGTTATCGTAACAAATTAGTTTATGATGCATCTACAGGTGAGATTCGTGATGACAGAAATCATATGTCAATGTTAGAAGACTTCTGGTTACCTCGTAGAGAAGGTGGTCGTGGTACAGAAATTACGACATTGCCAGGCGGTTCTAACTTAGGTGAGATAGAAGATATAAAATATTTCCAAAACAAATTATATCGTTCATTGAATGTACCTATCTCTAGAATGGAAGCTGAAAGTGGATTTAGTTTAGGTCGTTCTACAGAGATTACCAGAGATGAATTAAAATTTTCAAAGTTTGTACAAAGACTAAGAAAAAGATTTACACCACTCTTTACTGATATGTTAAAAGCTCAGTTAATACTAAAAGGTATTATCACCATAGAAGATTGGGATAAAATGAAAGAACATATTCAGTATGACTTTTTACAAGATGGTCATTTTGCTGAATTGAAGAAAGCAGAATTAATGCAAGATAGATTAAATGCATTACAATCTATTGAAACATACATTGGAACATTCTATAGTAAAGAATGGGTACAGAAAAATGTACTAAATATGACTGATTCTGAAATAGATGCAATGCAAGACCAGATTAATAAAGAAGCTGGATTGGATGTTGATGATGGTGGAATTGACATGCCAGACAACACAGATGGTATTACAAGATATCCACAAGATGGTGACGGCGGATATATATCCCCAGACGATATGATGCCTTCTGACGGCGTAAACAATAAAGGAGAAGATGATGGCGGAAACTAAAGATATAATAGATGCGTTACAAAGTGGTGATAATCTAGGTGCTGAAACAGCATTCAAAGATACAATCGCAACAAAAGTTGGTGATGCATTAGAAGTTAAAAGAAAAGATGTTGCTAATACTTTTGTAAAATCAAGTAAGGTTGAGGAAGATGGCGAAGAAGTTTGATTCTTTTTATAGACCATTTTTAGAGAAAGATGAGCATAAGAAATCTAAGGAGTATAAAAAACTTACCCCTAAGATGAAAGGTGCAGTAGACGAAATATTCAAAATAATGGATGCTAAACCTTCTGATTTCCTAAATACTTTTGAAAAAACTATAAAAACTATAAGTAAGCAAAAAAGGGTTCGTGAAAAAGACCTTCTTTCTTACTTTGAAAAAGAAGTTCTATCAATATAAGGAATAAAATAACATGGCAATTGCAACAAGAACACTTAAAGATACAGTCGTAAACGCATCTGGTGCTGGTGGTAAAGTTACAGTATTAGTGAACATGGATGATAACACTACTGAAAACTCAAATATATTAGATGCAAGTGGTCTTGATGGTCATGCTAATGGTGCAAAACTAGATATCACTAAAATATGGTGGCAGTTAGTACAAGGAACTGCTGATGACAATACAGGTCATGTGCAGATACAATTTAAAGGTGCTTCATCTGATACGATAGCGATTCAACTTGCTGGTACAGGTCATTATGATGGTACTGCTGGAGCGATTACAAATAATGCTACAAATACAACTGCAACAGCTGGTGATTTAGAGTTAAGTGCTTTTGGTACTTCTGGTAGTGTTATTATAGAATTAAGAAAAGACGAGAACTTCTCAAGTTAAGAACTATGAATAAAGTAAAATTAATATCTGAATGTATGGAACAAGATGTAGAATACATCACAGAAGAAAAAGAAAACGGCAAAAAGAATTACAAGATTAAAGGTATCTTTATGCAAGCTGGAATCAAGAACAAAAATGGTCGTGTATATCCAGAAGAAATACTTCAAAAAGAAGTTGCAAGATACAACAAAGAATTCATTAATGAGAACAGAGCGTATGGTGAGTTAGGACACCCAGAGGGTCCTACAATCAACCTAGAAAGAGCTTCTCACATGATTACTGCATTATATCCAGATGGTAAAAACTTTATAGGTGAAGCAAAGATATTGTCTACACCTATGGGTGAGATTGTAAAAACCCTTATGGATGAAGGTGCTAAACTCGGTGTTTCTTCAAGAGGAATGGGTAGTTTAGAACAAAAGAAAGATGGTGCTAGTTATGTGAGAGATGATTTTTATCTCGCTACTGCCGCTGATATCGTATCTGACCCATCTGCTCCAAGTGCTTTCGTAGAGGGTATTATGGAAGGAAAGGAATGGATATGGAATCATGGGGCGTTAATGGAAGCTGAGTTGGTTGATATGAAGGAAAGAATCAATCAAAGAGCTCGGAAGAAAAAAACATTAGAGGAATCTTTGGAGTTCGCAAAGTTCTTGAAAATGTTATAATGTATAAATAAATGTTAATATAACAATAGATTCAATTAGGAGATATTCCGATGGCAAATGAAATAGAGAAAACTATTGAAGAATTAGAAGCAGAAGTGCTTAGTGAGTTAGAAGAACAAGCGGCGGATGCTCCTAAGAAAGGTGCTGCTCCAGCAGAACCTCAGTTAAAAGCTTCTGATGCTTCAAGTGTAACACCTGGCGGAGAAGTCCAAGATATGGGCGCTGCTGTAACATCACCTACTGACAAATCTGGGCCTGGCACACAAGCTGGTAAGAAAGCAAAAGAAGCATCTGGTGATGCTGCTCAGAAGAAAGAAGGTAAACCAGATTCAATGGATACACCAAATGACGGCAATAAAAAGGTTGCAAAACCTCTTGCTGCTGGCGACCAAGTAGAAATGGAAGATGACCAAGAAGTAATTGCTGAAAAAGAAGAAGTCAAAGAAATGGATAAGATGGAAATGATTAAGGCAATGAAAGACATGGAAACAGAAATGAAAGATATGCCTGTTGAAATGGTTAAAGCTACTTACGACAAAATGAAAGAAATGATGAAGAAAGAAATGTCGCAAGAAGATACAGAAAAAGAAGCATTAAAGAAAGAAGCAGTTGAACAAAGAATTAAAGAGATTGATGTTCAAGAACATGTTGACGCTTTAATGAGTGGTGAAGGTGATTTATCAGAAGACTTTAAGAAAAAAGCTGCAACAGTTTTTGAATCAGCAGTTAAATCTAAAGTTCGTGATGAAGTTACTAGACTACAAGAGAACTATGAAAACGAAATAGAAGAAGGTATTAAGTCTAACAAATCTGAACTAACAGAAAAAGTAGACACATACATGAACTATGTCGTTGAAGAATGGATGAAGGAAAATGAACTTGCAATTGAAAGAGGTCTAAAAGGAGAAATCGCTGAAGACTTTATTGCTGGTTTGAAACAACTGTTTGAAGACCATTATGTTGACATCCCTGATGAAAAATATGATGTGTTACAAGCACAATCCGACAAAATCGCTGAGTTAGAAGAAAAAGTTAATAAGACTTTAGAAGAATCAATTAACTTCAAAAAGTCAAATGACGAACTAACTCGTGAGAAAGTTATATCAGAATCAACTTCTGATTTAGCTGACACAGAAATTGAGAAGTTTAAAGAACTTACAGAAGATGTTGACTTTGGTAACGAAGAAGATTTCAGAAGTAAACTTGAAACTTTAAAAGAAAGTTATTTCCCTAAAGTTAAAAAGGAAACAACCGAAAATATAGATAATGTAGAAACTGGCCCTGCACAGGACATTGACCTATCAGGTTCAATGGCTGCTTATAGTAAAGCTATTGGAACTGCTGTCAAGGGTGCAACTAAGTAAATATATAAATAGTAGACAATAAAGGAGAAAACTAAAATGTTTCAAACAGAAAATCTACAAGAGAAGTGGTCGCCAGTCCTTGCACATCCTGATTTACCAAAAATTGAGGATTCATATAAAAGGGCAGTAACTACTGTAATTCTTGAAAACCAAGAAAAAGCAATAAAAGAAGATAGAAGTTTCTTACAGGAAGCAGCTCCAACAAACAGCACAGGTGCTGATGTTGAGAACTGGGACCCAATTCTAATATCTTTAGTAAGACGCTCAATGCCAAACTTAATCGCATATGATATATGTGGTGTTCAACCAATGACAGGTCCTACAGGACTTATCTTTGCAATGAGAGCTAGATTCGCATCACAAGATGGTGATGAAGCACTCGGTGATGAAGCAGATTCTGGATTCAGTAATGATGACGCTGCTGGAGATTTAACATCATCTGCAATGACAGGTTCTAACCCTGCTACACTTAACGATTCACCATCTGCTGGTCAATACCTATCACCAACAGGTATGACTACTGCACAAGGTGAGGCTTTAGGTGATGCTTCAGCAAATGCTTTCGCTGAAATGGCATTCAGTATAGAAAAAACAACAGTTACCGCTGTTACTCGTGCTTTAAAAGCTGAGTACACAATGGAACTTGCACAAGACCTTAAAGCAATTCATGGTTTAGATGCAGAAACAGAACTTGCTAATATATTATCAGGTGAAATTCTTGCTGAAATCAACCGAGAAGTAGTAAGAAGTATATATCTTTCTGCTGTTGCTGGTGCTCAAGTAAACACAACAACTGCTGGTATCTTTGATTTAGATACTGATTCAAATGGTCGTTGGTCTGTTGAGAAATTTAAAGGTTTAATGTTCGCTCTAGAAAGAGATGCTAACGCAGTCGGACAACAAACTCGTAGAGGAAAAGGTAATATAATCATCTGTTCTGCTGATGTTGCATCTGCACTTCAAATGGCTGGAGTTTTAGATTATACACCTGCTCTAAACAACAACTTAAATGTTGATGATACTTCTACAACATTCGCTGGTGTTATGAACGGCAGATTTAAAGTGTATGTTGACCCATATGCTGCTAATGTCGCTGCTTCACAATACTATGTTGTAGGTTATAAAGGTACTTCACCTTATGACGCTGGTGTCTTCTACTGCCCATATGTACCACTACAAATGGTTCGTGCAGTAGGCGAGAATACTTTCCAACCAAAAATTGGATTTAAAACTCGTTATGGTATCGCTGCTAACCCATTCCACACAGGAGTGATTAGTGCTGGTACTGCTGAGAACACAAGTATCACAGCAAATACTAATAAGTATTACAGACGAGTTAAAGTAACAAACTTAATGTAAAATTAAGGTTACTATAACTAAACGAATTAGGACACTTCGGTGTCCTTTTTTGTTTCTGGAACTCTTATAAATACTAGTATGACAACATCAACATCACCACTAAACAGACAACCAACTAAGTTAGACTATTCAAGTCCTACACAGTTTCGTTTTCTAATTAATCAGTTACCCAAAGTGCAATATTTTACAACTGAGGCAAATATTCCTGGCATTGCATTAGGTGATATAGAACTGGCCACACCACTTAAAAATATTCCATTGATGGGTGATAAATTAACTTATGAAGATTTAAATATTACATTTATTGTAGATGAAAATTTAGAAAACTATGTTGAGATGCATACATGGTTAACATCAATTGGATTTCCAAACGATAGAAGTCAGTTTGCAAATTTTAGAAGTGCAACTTCAAATGTTGCAACAAATACTAGAGGTGAAAGCAAAGACATAGGTGATGTAAAAGCCTCAACACCTGAAAGAGCAATGTATAGTGATGCTGTGATGACCATACTAACAAATAAAAATAATCCTGTTGTAGAGTGTCGTTTTGCAGATGTTTTTCCAACAAGTTTAAGTGGATTAACATATTCACAAAACCAAACAGATGTTGATTATCTCACAGCAACAGTTTCTTTTAAATAT